ATTTAAAGAATGACTAGTAATAAACTCAGCGTCTAGTATGTTAACACTAAACTTATCATAATCGTAAGTTTCGTTTCCATTTTCATAATAAGCTTGAGTTCCGTAGGTTGAAGGGTTATTATTTTTACCAGCGTACTCTGTTGCTATCTTAATGTAATCATCTTCACTAAAGTCATCACCTGCTTGAATTTTTAAATCAGCAATAGTTATAGAGTAAACTTCTCCAGCATGACGTATGTTTTTAAAGTCTGACTTAGCAGAAAAAGAAGTTATAAGATTTGCAGGATCTACGTGTCTAATTTTTACCCCTTCTGTTTTAGACATTTCCGTCTTAGCAGCACATATGCCTAATACAACAAGGTCACGAATCATATACCTTCTTACCTCATTGTAATCATTAACGTCTAAAGTATATTCTATAGCTTTTTCTAACGCTATTTCAACATTTTGCTTATAGTTTAAAGCCATAAACATATCTACTTCTTCAGAACTTTTAGCTACAAAACCATTTGGAGATAAAGGTATACCAGTTTCATCTTCTAATGTTTCTAAAAAAGACTTAGACAACATGTCCCCAAGCATTTGTTTTTTCTTTTCCAATCTTTTGTTAGCAGAAACGGGGTCTATAGATTCAGCTTTTACATCATAATCTTGATTAACCATTCCGTTAACAATAACGTCAACAAATTTAGGAATGATAGATACAGGACTCCAGTCTATGTTAAGATAAGAGGTGTCCCCACCTACATCAAGTAAGTCTTTATACTTACCAACATCTTGATTACCTTCAGCGTAAGACCTGTTACGACTATACCTCATCTTAAGATCTCTAAAGTATACGTCGCCATTATTGTGCCACTCGTAGTACATATTTTTAAAGTAATCAAGACCATACTCTTTAGCAGCTTTCTCTTCGTTAGTTGCTATAGGTGATGGGTAACCATTTAATTTGTTTTTACCGCTATCGTAATTCATGCTTTTATTTGTTTGCTAAACATTCCTTTATTAGTATATCTTTTAACTAAAGGTGATGAAACTTTTAATTCTACTTTTGATTTAATATATTTTTGAGAAGCTAACAAAGCTAATGATGAAGATATACTAGCATCATATTTAGTTCTGTTGTCTATCTCAAACCTACTCCAATCATCAAGTAAAGTATTAAAAAAACATCTTCCTATCTCTCCTGTATTTGCATCGTAACCAACGTGATCATATATGTAGGTTGCTATAGCTTCTGCTTGAGCATTTATTACTGCAGCACCCGACCCAGGTATTCCTTTTGTTTTTTGTTTACCTCTACTCCATTCTGTATGAGTCATGTCTGGTCTATCCATTAAGTACTCATAGTAACCTCTGTTTTCAAAGTACTTTAATATACCTACCTTGTTATTCTCAACAAGTATTTGACAACCATAAAACACACACATCTTAATCATGTCTTCGTAAAATATTTCTGCCTTAGGTGGTCTGTTAATGTATTCACAAACAAACTGCATAGACGCATCACTCGACATATTAAACTTATGAAAAACATGAGCAGCAGCATCAGATCTCCTACCATCAGTAGTGGTGTCATGATCATAAGGGTCACAACCTGCAACCAAATTGTCTGCTTTTCCAGGGAATTTTTTATTAAATCTAGAAGAAACAACATTTTGATCTTGAGTTTCTGGAACCCAAGTAACTTCCCATCTACCTTTTCTATGAGGTATCCATAAAACTTCACTATCACGTACTCCATTTTTCCAAACAAACTCACCTCTTGTTGTAGGGCAAGAATTAACTTCGTTGTAATCCATCTGTTGATAGATTCTTTCTACGTCAAAGATACAACTTTGTGTATCGTTTCTAAAAGCTTCTTCTACAGTAAACGGAAATTGTCTTTTAAATTCAGATAATGCTGTAGTGTCATTCTTTAAAGCGTCTCTTCTATTTTGTATATAATCCTTAGCACCAACATCTATAGACATCTCATCAATACCCATTATTGATTTTTCTGGAGTGTCAATAACACTATAACCATACTCGTCAATAAATCCTTCTAAGTTATCAAAGGCAGGTATAAATAATTTATATAAACCACTTTTAGTCCTACCGTTAAGATCTTTTTCTTGAGTATTAGAATCGTAAAATATATCTTTAAACTCTGCACCACCATCCTGCTGTTTGTTAGCAGTGGATCCCATCATACATTTCCCTACAACTTTTCTACCTAGAAGTAAACAAGTTTGAGTTACACCCCAGTTCTTTTGTATAGAATTCTGACCAGTCCACTTACCAGCTTCATCATGCACTAGAAGTTTAAGCTTCATACCATCATAACTATTGTCAGCAGTATTCTTCCAATCTATAGTAGAATTTAAAGCCTCAGACTTTTCTATGTGTTTTTGATTTCTAGTTATCTTTTTAGCAGGCTCTCTAAACGCTAGCTCTACACGAGGATTACTAGAACCATCTTGTATAGGTTGAAAAAAGAAAGGGTAGTTACGATATATACGAACTACCTTATCAGTAAACATTGCCTTAGCATCTGAACCAGTTTTAGATAACAAACCAAAGTTACTGTCGTATACTTGAGTTGCTAAATTTACTATCTCACCGCTTGCCATGTAAGAAAAACCACTACGTCTGTTTTTAAGAAAACACATACCGTAAGAATTTTTATCTTTTTTACACGCTTCCCAAAAAATAAAGAACGTTCTATTAGCATCCCTGTAATCAGGATAACCAATATCAATTTTACTCCACTGAATAAACATATAATGCGATCCAGTAATATACGTAGGTACTCCATTGTTATAGAACCACAATCCGTCCCTCCTACGCCTAAACTCTTCGTCTATGTAATCAACATAGTCAGAACCGTTTTCCCTTGTTAAACCCTTTGGTATAGCTTGCCTTTTCCACATCTGTTGTTTCTTAGGCAGTCCATAATAAAGTATATCCTTTTTGTATCTAGGCTTCTTGGGTAAGACTATCTTTAAGTTATCAAACTCTAAGACATCACCCTTGTTACCTTCGATTAAATATACACTACTACTTTCTTGCATACCTTTCTGCAAAAGACCCTTTAAAGTCTTTCTTTTCTTCTATTAAGGACTCACCTTCTTTTATTCTGTCTTCAAGATTCTTTATTCCTAATAAAATCTCTTGACAATCTTCAAAGCACTCTCTCTTAGCTTTAATTGCTTGTCTTCTTTTAGCGTCATCTTCTTCTATTAAAGGTTTACCTATCTCTTCTATTAAAAGATCTATAGCTCCTTTACTTGCTTCTATTAACTTCTCTAAAGTTTCAAGAGCATAGTTATCGTTCTTAGACTTCATACTTGCATACTACATCTATGTTACGCATACGTAGAAGTTTTTTACCATCTATGTCCATGTCGTACTCAGAGTTTTCAGTCCACATAACTCTATCTCCTTTCTTAACTCCTTGATCTTTCATCCAGTCATTAATAATAACTGCCTTACCATGCAACTCTACTTCTGATGCTGAAGTCTCTAAAAATATTCCAGATTCAGACTTTTCAGGTTCTTTCATCTCTTGCTCCATAAAGTTCCAAACACCAACAGGTATATACTTGTCACCTCTTTTAATAAGATATATCTGTTCTGCACGAGACTGGTATATATTTTCTTTATCTGCGTGCTTTACAGCGTTTACTGCTGAAGCTATAAAATGGTGAAACCAAACTTTATCACCCTCTTGTATTCCTGTATCTTGAGAGTCGTGCATTGGTGTTTTGTACACCGTACCATACTGCCTAGCTAACTTCATTGGATCGTAAGACGTATCTCTATACATCTCCTTTCCGTTTATTGTTATTGTGTCTTCTGTTTCTTTTTCTACTTCTATCCAGTAGATGTCTCTAATTGGCTTCATTTTTACTCTTGTCTTAAATTTAATTATAATCTTTTTACTTAACCTCGTACCCTTCTTCCAGCACTGATGTGTTATACTCTATAGCTGTAGGTTGAGAGAAAAACCTCTTCCATGGCTTAGAGAACTCTTCACCATCCATTTTAATATACACATCGTATACTACTTGTTGGTGTTTGTACCAAGCTCTTTCGTCTTGAATTATTGCTGTTATTTTTAAAGAACCTCCAAGCATCTTTTGACCTACTTGATAAGTCAATCCTTGCTTTAGGTCCCCTATAGTTATCTTCCTTATAAGGGGATTTGTTGTTTCCATTTTTATTTAATTTAAATTTAATTTTACAAATATAAAGTTCTTGATAATTTAACATAACCAACCTGCATACCTCTACTAGCTG